ATACACCAAAAGGGTGAGGACATCAGATGCGTCGTGTCGTTGTAACTGGGTTGGGGTTGGTCACGCCGCTGGCTGACGGGGTTGAAAAAACATGGGAACGCCTGCTGGCCGGTGCGTCTGGCGCGGGTAAGATCACCGGCTTTGATCCCAGCCGCCTGACCACGCAATATGCTTGTGAAGTCCCCTTGGGCGATGGCAGTGATGGCACGTTCAACGCCGATGCCTATATGGAACCCAAAGAACAGCGCAAGGTCGATACCTTTATCCTGTTCGGCATGGCCGCAGCCCAGCAGGCGATCGAGGATGCGGGCTGGCAGCCCACAGACCCTGCCGATCTTGAACGCACCGGCGTGATGATCGGGTCGGGGATCGGGGGGCTGAATTCCATCGCCAATACCGCCGTGATGATGGCCGAAAAAGGGCCGCGTCGTGTGTCGCCTTTCTTTGTGCCCGGCGCGTTGATCAACCTGATTTCCGGTCAGGTGTCGATCCGCTACGGGTTTCGCGGGCCGAACCATGCGCCTGTGACGGCCTGTTCGACAGGGGCGCATGCGATTGGCGATGCGTCGCGTCTGATCATGTTCGGCGATGCCGATGTGATGATTGCAGGCGGCGCAGAGGCCGCGATTTGCGAACTTGGGATTGCCGGTTTCAACGCCTGCAAGGCGCTGTCCACCGCCCATAACGATGATCCGACCAAGGCCAGCCGCCCCTGGGACCGCGACCGTGACGGGTTTGTCATGGGCGAAGGCGCGGGCATCGTCGTGCTGGAAGAATATGAACATGCCAAGGCGCGCGGTGCGAAAATCTATGCCGAGGTGTTGGGGTACGGCCTGTCCGGTGACGCCCATCACATCACCGCGCCACCCCCTGACCACGAAGGTGCCGAACGCGCGATGCGCGCCGCCTGCCGCAATGCCGGGATCGACCCCGCGCAGATTGATTACGTCAACGCGCATGGCACATCGACCATGGCCGATACGATCGAACTGGGGGCGGTAGAACGGCTTGTCGGGCCAGAGGCCGCGGCGAAACTGACCATGTCATCAACCAAATCGGCGACTGGCCACCTGCTGGGGGCCGCTGGCGCGATTGAAGCGGTGTTTTCCATCCTCGCGATCCGCGATCAGGTCGCCCCGCCGACGATCAATCTGGACAATCCCGATGTCGAAACCAATGTTGACCTGTGTGCGAACGCCAAACGCGCGCGCCGGATCGACATTGCCCTGTCCAATTCGTTCGGGTTCGGGGGCACCAATGCCAGCGTGATTTTCGGGAAAATCGCCTGATGTGGCGCCATATCGCGGCGAATTTCCTGACCTTCCTGACCGTGGCGCTGTTCTTGCTGGCCGGGGTCATCGGCTGGGGCATGAAACAATACCGCGATCCCGGCCCCTTGGCCCAAGCCATCTGTTTTCAGGTGCCCAGCGGCGCGTCGATGTCGCGGGTGACAGATGCGCTGGTGGCGCAGGGGGCGGTCAGCAACGGCACGATCCTGCGTATCGGGGCCGATTACAGCGATAAATCGGGTCTGTTGAAGGCGGGCAGTTTCCTTGTGCCGGAAGCGGCGTCGATGGAACAGATCATGGACATCATCACGCGCGGCGGTGCTAATAGATGCGGCACCGAGGTGATCTACCGCATCGGTGTGAACCAGTTGCAAGGCGTTGTGCGTGAACTGGACCCCGCGACCAACCGGTTCGAGGAGCGCGCCAGCTTTGACCCGCTATCCGAAGAAGAACCCGCCGACTATGCCGAGGCGCGCGCGCAGGCCGATACCCGTTTTCGCGTGGTGCTGGCCGAAGGTGTGACCAGCTGGCAGGTGCTGACAGCGCTGCGCGGGATCGGCACGCTGGACGCCGATGTCACCGAAACCCCGCCCGAAGGCGCGCTGGCGCCTACCAGCTATGAATTCACCCCCGGCACGCCGGTATCTGCTATTTTGGCGCAGATGACCGCGCGGCAGGATGACATCATCGCCACGGCCTGGGCCAACCGGCAGGACGGCCTGCCGCTGGACAGCCCCGCCGAAATGCTGGTCCTTGCCAGCATCATCGAAAAGGAAACCAGCGAGATCGACGAACGCCGGCAGGTCGCCAGCGTCTTTGTCAACCGGCTGCGGCAGGGGATGCGGTTGCAGACCGACCCCACCGTGATCTATGGCGTCACCCGCGGGCAGGGCGTGCTGGGCCGCGGCATCCGGCAAAGCGAATTGCGCGACGACAATCCGTGGAACACCTATGTGATCGACGGCCTGCCACCGACACCGATTGCCAATCCGGGTCAGGCCAGTATCGCCGCGGCGGTCAATCCCGATGAAACAGAATATATCTTTTTCGTCGCAAACGGCACCGGCGGGCATACGTTTACCACCAATCTGGCTGACCATAATCGCGCGGTGGCCGTCTGGCGCCGGATCGAGGCCGAACGCGAATCAAACCAGTAATCTGTTGAAAAGATGAACAAACTGACAAAGGGTCGCCCGCTGGTCGGGCGGCCCTTTGTTGCGTTTTGGGCCGGTTTGCGATAGGGTCGGCCCGCTAGATGGCGTGACGGGATCGTCGCCCACTCGACCTGCGGAAGGCTCCTAACAGGTCACAACACCATGACTGCACGACACGACCACGATTCCACCGCGCGGACCAAGGCACAGGCACAGGCTCAGGCACGGGCGCGGGTGGCGGAAATCACGACCCTGTTCGCGCGGATCCGCGCCTTGCTGGACCACAGCCTGCGGATCACCGACGATCTGACCGAAGACACCCCCCGCACGATTATCACCCGTATGGATCAACTGATCGCGGCGCATCTCAAGGTGCTGACCGCAGAGGAGGCTTTCAATGCTGCCCAAACCGCCAATCCCGCTGACTGCGCCGACCTTGACAGCATCCGCGACGAGCTTGGGCGCAGATTTGATCGCCTCCGCGCCAGTCTCGGTGCAAAAGGCGCTCCTGAGCAGCCTGAGTGACACCGAATTGCAGGCTTTGCCCTATCTGTTTGCCTTCTGGGCGATGCCGCATCAACTGCCGCCACCGGGCGAGTGGCGGACCTGGGTGATCCTGGGCGGGCGGGGGGCCGGCAAGACCCGCGCCGGCGCCGAATGGGTGCGCCGCATGGTGGCCAGTGGCGTGCGCCGGATCGCGGTGGTCGGCGAAACCTATCACCAGGCGCGCGAGGTCATGGTGTTCGGCGACAGCGGGATCATGGCGGTCTGCCCGCCTGACGCACGCCCCAAATGGATCGCCACCCGCCAGATGCTGGTCTGGCCCAATGGCGCGCAGGCCACGCTGTTTTCCGCGCAAGACCCAGAGGCCCTGCGCGGCCCGCAGTTCGACGCGGCCTGGGTGGACGAGCTGGCCAAATGGCGCAAGGCGGCGGCGACATGGGACATGCTGCAATTCGGGCTGCGGTTGGGGGATGCGCCGCGGGTCTGCGTGACGACAACGCCGCGCCGGCAGGCCTTGCTGCGCAAATTGCTGGACCGGCCCAGCACGGTCGTCACCCATGCGCCCACCAGCGCCAATCGCGCCAATCTGGCCGACAGCTTTCTGGCGGAAATGGCGGCGGAATATGCCGGTACGGCATTGGGGCGGCAGGAACTCGAAGGCGTGATGCTGGATGATGTGGATGGCGCCTTATGGCAGATGGGCGCGCTGGCCGCCTGTCAGCTGGACACAGCACCGCCCCTGACGCGGATCGTCGTGGCCATCGACCCGCCTACCACGGCGCATGCCGGATCGGATGCCTGCGGGATCATCGTTGCTGGCGTGGTGATGGCAGGGCCGGTGCAGGACTGGCGCGCCTATGTGCTGGAAGACGCGAGCCTGCAAGGCGCCAGCCCCGACGCTTGGGCGCGCGCCGCCATCGGGGCCATGGCGCGCCACAATGCCGACCGGCTGGTGGCCGAGGTCAACCAGGGCGGTGACATGGTCGCCGCCGTGATCCGCCAGATCGACCCGCTGGTGCCGTTGCGCACGGTCCATGCCAGCCGCGGCAAGGTGGCCCGCGCCGAACCTGTCGCCGCCCTTTATGAACAGGGCCGCGTGCGGCATCTGCGCGGGCTTGGCGATCTGGAAGACCAGATGTGCCAGATGACCGGCGCGGGCTATCAGGGCCGCGGATCGCCCGACCGTGTCGATGCTTTGGTCTGGGCGATCCACGACCTGATGATCGGCCCGGCCCAAAGCTGGCGCAACCCCCAGATCAGGGGGTTGTGACCGTCGCAGCCCTGCAGGCTGCTCGGGCGCGCCGCGCGGGAGTATTTTTGGAAATAAGAAGCCGGGGCCTGAACAGCGGGCCCCGGCTTTTTCTTTCGACTTCTCTTTTCCTTAAATACTCCCGCGCGGAGCGCGCCTGCCGGTGCGGCCGGGGCAGGTGTTGCGTGCGGGTGCGCACGGTGCCGTAACCGCATCCTCAGCCCCGTGCGGTAAAGTTCTTTCAACGCCGCAATGATCGTTTCGAGGAGAAGCCATGTTTGATTTCCTGACCCGCAAACCGCCCGCTGCACCGCAGGTCAAGACCTCGGCCACGGGCCGTGTTGTCGCGCTGCAGGGGGCGGGGCGGGTGGCCTGGTCGCCGCGCGATGTCGTGTCGCTGACCCGGACCGGGTTTCTGGGCAATCCGGTTGGCTTTCGCGCCGTGCGTCTGATTGCCGAGGCTGCCGCCGCGATCCCGCTGGTGGTGCAGGATGACGACCACCGCTATGACCACCATCCGGTGCAGGCGCTGCTGGCGCGCCCCAATGGCGCACAGGGCCGCGCCGAATTGTTGGAGGCCTTGTTCGGCCAGCTGCTTTTGACCGGCAACGGCTATCTGGAGGCGGTGGCAGTCGATCGCCTGCCGGCCGAGATCCATGTGCTGCGCTCTGACCGGATGGCGGTGGTCCCGGGGCCGGATGGCTGGCCCATGGCCTATGAATACAATGTCGATGGCCGCAAGCACCGCTTTGCCGTCACCGAGGATCACAGCCCGATCTGCCATGTCAAATCCTTTCATCCGCAAGATGACCATTACGGGTTTTCGCCTTTGCAGGCCTGTGCTGCGGCCATCGATGTGCATAATGCCGCCTCGCGCTGGTCCAAGGCCTTGCTTGACAATGCGGCCCGGCCCTCGGGTGCGATTGTCTATCGTGGCGCGGATGGTCAATCCGCGCTGACCGGTGATCAATACGACCGGCTGGTCAGCGAGATGGAAAGCCAGCATCAGGGCGCGCGCAATGCGGGGCGCCCGATGCTGCTCGAAGGCGGGCTGGACTGGAAACCGATGGGGTTTTCGCCCTCGGACATGGAATTCCAGAAAACCAAGGAAGCCGCCGCGCGCGAGATTGCCATCGCCTTTGGTGTGCCGCCGATGCTGCTGGGCATTCCCGGTGACGCGACCTATGCCAATTACCAAGAGGCCAACCGTGCCTTTTACCGCCTGACGGTGCTGCCTTTGGCGACCCGCGTCGCCTCGGTCATCGCGGACTGGCTGTCGGATTTTTCCGGCCAGCGCATCGAGATCCGCCCTGACAGCGACCAGATCGCCGCGCTGTCGCATGAGCGCGACAGCCTGTGGGCGCGGCTGCGTTCCTCAGTGATGCGGAAAAGCGCCGCCTGTTGGGCCTGCCCGCACAGGAGGTCGGCCAGCATGGATGACAAGGTGATTACCCTGCGCGGCCAGCGCCGCGCGCCGCCGCCGCCTGCATCGGATTTCTGGTTCGCGCAGGTCGATCTGCGCCTGGGCCGGATCGAAAGCATCATCGCACGGCTGGCATTGCAGGTCTGGATCGTGGTCTGCGGCTGCGCCGGTCTGCTGGTCATCGAGATCGTCAAGGCAATCACTGGAGCCATATCATGAGTTTGGAACATAAATTCTGCACCGGCCCGCAGGCCGTGACCGTTACCGACGGGCAGGTGATCAGCGGCTATGCATCCTTGTTCGGCGCAACCGATCAGGGGGGCGATATCGTCGAGGCCGGTGCCTATCGCATCAGCCTGTCCAAGGGACGCCGGATCAAGATGCTATGGCAGCATGATCCGGCCCAGCCCATCGGCGTCTGGGACGAGGTGGTCGAGGATGCCAAGGGTCTTTGGGTCCGGGGCCGTCTGTTGACCGATATCGCCCGCGCC